GGCCGTCCGGGGGGTGCTTGTGCTGGTTGTTGCTGGGCTTGTGGGGCTGGTGCTGGTGGGGCTGGCCCTTGTGGGCCTCTCGGCGGTGCTTGTGGGCCAACAATAGGGATAAACGGTTGTGCTGCTTGGCCTGGCTGGGGTGCTGGTTGTGCTGGTTGCGGAATATCAAGTGGGGGCGAAAACTCTACTGGACGAAGGTCATTATTATTAATATTATCATACGCATTTAATACCGCCCTGAACTCTGGAATAGGGTTGCCTGCCGCGTGGGCGTTTAATATCTGCTCGAGAGATGGTTTTACACTATCAAACTTCTCCTGTATTGCCTGCTCCTCGCGATTTGATAATTTACCCGTGCGTCCATACAGACGAACATATGCCGTTGCCCGATTGAACGCCGAGAGAAATTCGCTGATGCCCTGCGTCAGTTTACCTGCCTCCGCTGGGATTGCGAGAGATGAAACTGCCTGTGATAATGACGATGCCATCTTATCTAACATACCACTCAATTCAAACGCCGTCTTACGGTCTAACTCGTCGGGACGGAGAAACTCCTCTTTATTCTGCTGAACGAAAGGGAAATTCAGTAAAAATGACTTCTTTTGCGCGTGTGCTTGCTCCCCTAACGCCTCCGCGATTTGCCGGTTCCGCAAACTTCGGTCTGTGTCAGTTCCACGATGACGATTACTCATTTTATTATAATAGAATTAGACTTTTGTTTTTATTACAAATTTCGTCTATTATAATAATCTCTCGGGTTATGCTTTTTTATACAATCCATTCGCCTTGATATACGCCGATGCCTCACCCAATCTCATCCCCTTCTCCGCCATTATCTTCTTCGTCAGTTGCGAATAGGCGTTGCTCTGGCCTTTGCGTTTCATTCCTGACTTCTCTCCACCACCACCAAAAACACCCTTCAGGTTATTCACCTGCGTTAGTGGATGAACTCCGCCTGACGCCGCTCCACCCGAAAGAGCGGACGACCCTCCAGCCACACTCACGCCCTTTTGCCCTCGCGTCGCGTCTTGAAGAATAAGACTATTGATTTTCTTTCCGGAGCGACCAGCAACATTCTCCATCTTCGTCCCGTCCCACATATTATCCTTCGCCTTATCCTCTACGGCCGCCGCCTTCTTCTGCGACTTATTACTGAACCCTCTTTCCGCAACAATCGCACCCATAGAATTATCGCCACTCACCGCCAACCCCTTACGCTCCATTTTTGAACCGCCGTGAGTTATCTTCAGTAGACCCTTTCCTTTCGCCTTGTCCCCAAATAGCACCATCTCGGGCTCTTTAACATCACCGACCAATTTTTCAAGGTCTTCTTGAAACCCGCCACCGTGAGTTATTTTTAGTAGCCCCTTTCCTCTCCTCGCCGCGCCGTCCATATCCACAACTGGCTCCGCATCCAACGCCTCATCCACCATCTCCCAGTCATCTTCCCTTGTCGGCATATTCAAGTATGTCTGTAATAGTCGTCCTAACACCGCAGTCGCCCCCATTCCTGCTGGCAAAAACGGTATCAAAACGTCTGGATGCTCTTTTAGGTATGTCAATACCACCTGAACGTCCTCGCGTTTATAGGCCTTTTTCAGTCTCTTCGCCGCCGACGAAACTACTGCTGGCACCCCTGATATTCCTGCGATAATACCGTTCAAAACCGCCGCCATAATATCTTGTAAAGCACCACCAGTCAGTTCACCCTCGCCCATTTTTGTCGGGGCGGACGATGCCCCACTATCGTTTTTTACCAAACGTCTCTTTCGTCCTCCAATACCACTCATACCCGAGCCAACCGGATTGCTCGTCGGCATATCCCCATATGACGTGGAGCCAGTCGCCGCGTTCAACTGTTCCACCTCCAACTTCGGGTCAAATCCGAGAGAATTAGCGGGTATCGGTTTCGCATTCGCAAATACACCAACATCCGCTCCACCAATACCACGGCCACCACTTATCCCAGGCCTACCGCCACTCATCCCAGGCCTACCACCGCCACTATCACCGCCAATACCATCAGCCCCCCCATATCCATAACCCAACAACTCCAGCACACCACCGGCGGCCTGACCGTAGGGATTACCCGATGAAATCAGCGCCTCTTTCAGGGGTTCACCAACCACATCCAAAACCGGCTTGATATAATCCTCCCAAACACCCTTTACGGTATCATAGGCATCAGAAACAGCCTCCACAAAATCGCCCCAGTCATTATACCACGCACCACCATAATAACCAGCACCACCCTTACTCCTCTTGAATAAATCCTCAACAAACCTCATCTCATCTTCAGTCAAATCCGATGGTATATCGGGCATCTTCGTCATACGGCCAATCTTCTTACTCTCCATCATACGATTACGGCCACCCTTGAAATCCTCCAACGAAGCAAACCACGCGCAACCAACTTTCGGTGGCTCACCAGAACCGTCCATATTACCGACTTGAACCGTCGTCGCCAAAGGGAATTTCGGTTTACCACCACTCATCCCAGGCCTACCCTTACCGCTCAACGGGTCAGCAAAGTCCTCCACGCCCGGATTTCCCGCCTCTCTGAATGGCATCGTGACACCCACCTCCGTCGCAGAACTCCCGCCAGAAAGGCCAGAATATCCTCTTCCAGAAAAGTTCTCCGCAAGAACATTCTGGCGACCCTGTGCGGCGTCGCTAATCATCCCTATCGGAGTGTATCTAAAAGCCTGACCGATATCGTCAAACAAATTACCGCCAAACTCCTTAATACCACCCTCCGCTCTCATCTCTTTCTCCGCACGAGACAAATCTCTAGGGTGGTTATACGCCGCGCCCATTACATCCCGATATTGTGTATCAATACCACTTTCAGAACCATACCCCCTACCCACAAAATTAGCGGGGGCGTGGCGTGCCGCACGATGATTAATCGCGTCAACCGTAGAACTTATCCTTCTATTGTAGGCCGTATCCATTTCGTTTATACTATCATACATTTTTTATTTTTATGCTATATTTCATAGTTATACCATAAAAACGATTGATTTCTCTACCGGATTAGCACCTTGAGGCCAATTTCATACGGCCACCGCTGCTCGTTGAACCCATACCTTTACCGAGTGCGTCTTTTGCGGCGCTCACAGCGTCCAGAATTGCTTCCTGTGCCTTCGGGGCGACATCAGCAACAGAGTTAAGAGCAGAACTCTCAACACCACCAACAAGGCGGAGGTGGCGCTCGCTGACGGGCTTCATTTCAGAAGCAGCCAAAACATCAGACTTCGTGAGGATACCGGTGTAAGTAGAACTGACACCCTGGGAGGTGATAAACAGACCACTATTCACGCACATCAAGCAAATCTCAACATCACCAACAGCAAAATCGTAGTTTTCTAAACGCAAATTGAACTGTAAATTGAAGGACCCTAATGAGCCGGCACTATAGAACTCCTCTACAATAGGGATATCCTGTCCGAAACGCAAAGCCAAAATAGACCCTGAAGTAGGGACAATCTGGCTCGTTGTATTGTAAATAGCACCGGGGACAGTAGCGGGGGGGAGGTATTTGTTCGCTGACCCCTTAAACTCAAGCCAAGTCTGGTTTGTGGTTTTAGCGGACATACGAAACAAAGTCTCCTGGGTGGCGTTAGCAAGCAAACCAGACTGGTTATTCCAGTTAATAGTGATACCGGTAATGGGGTAGAAGCAGTCGGCATCACGGCAAGTCTGCTGGGAGATGGGCTTTCTGGCAACAATCACCAACATATCGGGGACTTGATTTAACTGAATGTTATTGCTTGAAAAAGTTCCTGACCCTGGGCTGAAAACATTCGTGGCTGAAACGCTTGCGGCGGCGATACGGTTAGTAAACGTAGTCAAATAGCGCGGGAAATCAACATAATCCACCACATTTTTCGAGGGGAGGATTTGCGAAGGGTGAGGGGTAAGCATCTGAAAATGAAGTTCCGAGCCAGCCACATTCGTCACAGCGACTTCATAATTCGCAATCGCGGCGGGAGAAGCACCGCAACGCCAGAGACGATTAGCATTCGCAGAAATATTGAAAATGAAGTTCATATTAGTCACACCATACAGACCCATCTGGTTCGCCGAGAGATTAGCGAAATGAAAGGGAGACAAGAAGAGAGGCTCATAAGAAGTGAAACGAAGCACAACAACACGGGCAGTTCCATCACCGATAGTCTGCTGATTTTTAGTATTACCAGGGGCGGGAGCGCCGATGATAGGGGTGGTCTGATTGATTTCGTCAATCGTGTAAGAACCACGGGACAAAAGAGAGTTGTCGGCAGTCTGCGCCCAAGCACCGTTGCTGTTGTTGTTTGCGCCAATCTGGTCGGAGTAGTTGCGGTAGGTGTCAGTAGCAAGAGGGCAAATACCGTTCCAGCGAGAAAGGGCGCGGTCATCACCATACATACGAAGCAACTGGGGCAACACATCGCGGATATTCACCGAAACGCTGTTGTTATTCACCTGAACCTGAAGGGTGGTTGCGCTCATATGAAGGGGCAGGGGGGCAAGAGCATCACGATTACCCAAATCAACGAGGTATTCACCTGCGGCGGGGGTTCCGCGGATAGTCAGTTCATATGTAGACTTCCAAACGATATTACGGTCCAAAATCGTAACTTCAGAAGGGGTCTGAATAGAATAAGTCTGGGACGAACTAGACTGTGAAGTAGAAGGATAAATCTGTGTCGTCACATTCTGTCCTGACTTAACCACACCAAAGGGCAAACTGTCAGTCACACGCATACGGGCATCCTCAACAAGGACTTTCCTGAAATCTGCTGAACTCATATTAAATTGTGTTTTATGGTATTATTATTCTTTTGTTTTTATATATAATTTCATCATTAACATATGAAAAAAAAGGACGCCCCTGTCCTGTGTATTTTCTTATATTTGATGTCCTCTCGTGATGTTTTTCTTCACCTCATCCACCATCCATTTCTCAACTAACTCATTCACCACCCTCAACAGAAACTCATAACACATCCCCCCCGCACATTTACCCAACTTCATCTTTTCATACATCTCCTTTGAGTAAATCGCAACTTCGCAGTCTGGATACGGGTAGTCAAGAACCCTGCCAAGAAATTCATCACGGACGAGTGTCGGTGATGAGTTTGTGTTAATTTGACCGAACATAACTTCAATCGCGCTGTCCTCCTGGTCCAGAAAATTCAACATCTTATACCGCATTTCACTTTCGGTTGCGATTTTGTCGTCGCCCCCATCCTCGGCGTCCTCGTCAATATATTCATCCAGTCCATCGCCAATCTGTCG